CCACCTTGTCGTTGCGATGCGTATACCAGCGATATAGTTCACTGCCGCCAATGATTCCGAGCTGGATCAATTCCAAATACATAACGCAACGTTACGCGCAAGTACCGGTTGTTCAAATGTTCAGACAATTGCGTGATATAATGACTGCACAAGCTATGAACAAAATGATCTTATTGGCGGCAGTGATGGTTGCATGCGGTGACAGTGAGCCCGCGAAGCTGAGCACTGATCTCGTTGATTGCAGCGCGACCACTGGCGGCATGTACCAACGTTGCAACCTTGGGTGCGAGACCGGCAAGGGCCAAATACTGACCATTCCGATGCCGATCCAATCACGCAAGTGCAGCATCGCAACCAATGGCAACGAGGTTGATGCATGCGCCACTGGATACGCCGGATGGGTCACCGCAAATGATGGAGACTCGCACTTCGGCTGCTGCCTTGACACGACATTTTCGGCACGTGGACAAGTGCCTGCCGGTGAGCTCCACTTCTACGAATGCGATCGCAGTGAGTGGCCAGCGCAAAAGCCATAGCCGACCCATTTAAGTCGCGAAAACTGCACATTTTGTGCAGAATTGGTCCGGTAAATCCTAGTTAATCCGCGTCTTGAACACGTTATTAAACGACAACAGCGGATGGCCGCCGAAGTTTTCGACGTTGGCGAACTTGTCGCGACAGGCGCCGATGCTGTGATTGCATCCGGCCGAAATCTCATAGGCGTTGGCGATGCCAGTCGGGAACGCCGCCATAATGACGATGTCGTTGCCAACCTGGTTCAGAATCGTACGCCGCTCACCGGTAATCGGGTGCAGAATTTCGCCGTGCTGGTAGTACTGGTCCGTCGCCGCGCCCGTCGTCGATAGCGTCACATTGCGACCGCCGTTGCTGGTGCCAGTGATTGTCGTCGCGAGGCCGCCGCGAGTCATCGTGCACTGCGCATCGTAGAGCACATGATTGCATGTCCGCTGCAGTAGCGCCGTTGATACCTGCGTGTCGAGCAGCTCCGAGTACAGCGAGGCAATGCGCAATGATGCGCTGTCACCGCTCACGGCGACGTCGGCAACGTAGCCGGTCCACAGGATAATGGCCGTTGCGCTGACTGTCTGATAGCGGCGAATGGTTACGGCAATCTTCGACGGGATGACGCCGGTGATAATGGCCTGTGTCAGCGGCGATGCAAGCGTCAGATCAACGTTCACGTCTGCGCTTGAGGTCTGCGTTGCGACTGGTACCGACGTGCGCGAAAGCGTGGCCGGCGTGTACACGTTGGCCGCATAGGTCAGCGCCTCAATCCCGCTAGTGAGGCGAATCGTTTGCGTAGGCAGCACGAACTCGTAGAGCTCAACTGGCGCACTGCTGCTGGCGCTTCTTTCGTCGCTGTCGTAGCTCATTGCTGCACTACCCGTGCTTGTAGTTGGGTCTTGCCGCCGCTGGTTGAATAGGTCAGGCGCATTTCATCCTCATCAAAGCGGCATTGCTCAAGCAGCGAGATGCGCGTGACGTTGCCATGCACAAAATAGCTAACCGACGAGTCAAGCGTCAGCGTTTGCGTACCGTCTGCGTTGTCAACCGATGCGACGACGTTGCGATACAGCACGGTTAGCGTAGTGACAATCATCAGCCGGCGGTGTGCTAGCGACTGGAACCATTGCGCGGTGTAGTCAGTGGTGCCGGCGGTTGGCGGTCCGTAGATGCGTAGTGCCGTCGACGTTGGCTGCGTGTGCACCGTTAAGTCAGGCGTGCCAGTTGGCAGCAGGAACAGCTTTTGCCGACCCTTGCACGTCGCGAACATCTTCTTGATCCACTGGCGTTCGGAGTCCTTGTTGTACGTATAGCTGATGGTCCGCGCCCAATCGGAAACGGTGCGCACGGCTGATGTTGTTTGCAGAATGCCAAAGTCGATCCGCTCGGTCATGGCAATCAACGCCTCGGCAACCATGTCTTCGATGCTGATACCGCGGTCGAACACGGGCAGGCCGTCGTGCGTGGTCAGCGTGGCGCCTGCGCCGGTCAGGGCGGCCGGTGAGATGGCTTCACCCTTGGCGTCAAGGCGTTGCATGTTCACGGCCCAGCGGCCGAACTGCTGCGCGTCGTCGAACTGCAGCGCCTGCATGGGCACGATTACGGCGCCGACAAGGTTAGCGGTAGGCGTGGCGGATAGCGTGATGGTGGTGGCCGTGAACGACGCCACTGTGGTCTGCAGTTGGTAGCCATTGAGCGCGTCGAACGCGACCGTCGCGCCGTTGGCAACCCAATCGGATAGGGTCGTTGTCGCAACCGTGAGCACCGTGCCCGCGTAGCTGCGAATGGCCAGCGCTTCACTTTGGACCGCAATCGAAAACGCCGTTCCGTTGGTGATGCCTTGGAGTATTTGACCACGCAACACGCGAGCTTCGACATCATCAAGCACCGTCGAGAACTCGTGGAACTCGCGCGGCTTCGACATCAACGCGTGGCGCCATTCCTTGCCATTGCGCGTCTTGATCACATCGGTGGCGTAGACGTAGCGCACCGTCGATGTATCATGATGATCGAGCACAAGCGCCGGCATTCAAGCGATGTTACGCCGCGCGTTTGGGGTTGCAATGTTCAGACTGTTGGACTATAAAAGTCAGGTGCCAACAAAGATCGAAGTTGTCAGGTTTACGCAGGCGTTAACTCCGACGATTCAGTCCATGGAATTGATCGCAAATTGCGGTTTTTTCTCGAAGGAAAGCGCGAAGTCAATCGGCGAATGCGAACACCGAGTTGAGCAACTTCGACGGATTGTGCTCACGCGCATGATCCATGGCGACCATTTCAGAGTTCAGCTAACACGCAATGGCTTCTCCAGGGCCCTTGAGGTAATCACCGAATGGGAACCTGATTTCAATCCTCTTGACTGCAGCGAAGTGGCCGGACTCGTCGCGTTTGAATGCCTCGCTAGGATTGGTGATGCTGTGACCGGCGACAAGTTCATGAAGTTGCAAAACAAGATTGCGCGACAAGAGGCCATTCTAAAGAACCTGAAGCGTCCAAGTGCCGAGGCGAAATAGGATCCGCCATGTTCAACTACCGAATCGCAACCGACAAAGAACAAGCAACATCGCTGTACGCTGATAACTGGTCGTGTCAGTACATTTGCGGCGAATACATGATCATGCAATTCAACTCAATGAATCCGCTCGAATCATGGCGGGCCGCAAAGTTTGCTGATGGACATTTTGAGTTCATCGACAACACCGAGGCCGATCGGGGGATGGACGCCGCGATCAAGCTGCACGAAGTCCTGCTTGCCGCTGGCATTGTCGGCGACACCGGAACGACGAATCAGGCACGACCGATAAGCATTGCCGATGTTCCGCGGCTTGAATGGGCCAGCCCCGAGGAAAATAGGAAGGCTGATCCGGTGCAGATTGGAGATTTTGCAAAGTACGAAGACTGGAAAGCAATGGTTCCGGTAAATGCGGGCTCGTCATTTGCCATTCGCAAAGGCTACTATATGGAATGGCCAACGATTGAATACTCTAAGCGCTACGTCGAGATAGTTGAGTTTTGCAATTCTCAGCGCAGCAGGCTTATTGCTCAGCTTGAATCTGAGGCATACGGAGAACCTGTCCAAAAAGACAAGCCCTAGCGTCGCGTCAGATTGCGCACCGTGTTTGCGTTCTTGGCCATGACGCGCATCACCGCCTGCTCGCCACCACTGGATGCAATCGCATTGATCGGAGCGTTTGGGTCGGTGATGTTGTAGAGGCGGATGATGGGCGCATTGCCGCCGCCGCGACGTTCGCTTGCCGATGCTGGCTGCTGACTGCCGCCACCGGTTGAAACGCCATTGCCGCGCGCGCCGCCAATCGGGTCAGCGCCGCCACGACGACGAAACAGGCCGTCGCCGATGCCGCCGATTGCGTCAGCGACTGCGCTACCGGCCGAACCTGCAGCAATGTCAGCAGGCGATGAACCTCCACCGAGGCCGCCAAGCATGAGGTTTACCAGCTTCTCAAGCGCCTTGTTCAGCAGCAAGCGCTCAAGGTTCTGCAAGATCGAATCGACCATGCCCGAGAACGAGCCCTTGCCCGTGCGCGCGAACTCAAGGAACGCATCGCTCATCTGCGTGAGTGCGTCCATGATTGCAGGCTTCACCGATTTCTCGATAGTGTCAGCCCATTCGTTGACAGGTTGTGACTTGGCGAACTCCGCGTTCAGCTTGTTCACGAAGTCGGTGTATTCCTTCGTCGTGATTGCGCCAGTCGCTTCAAGTGCGGTCACGTCGGCAAGCGTTTGCTTGTAATCCTCCATTGGACCACGGATGTCGTCGACGATTTCGCCATAGCGTTGCTGCTCAGCGTTCCATGCTTTCATCTGCTCGACGGAAGCATGCGATGCACCTGGCAATTCGACAGCGCCAACGTCGCGCAGCTTGGACCCTTCGTCGCGAACCTTTGCCATAGCGTCGGCAAGTTCATTGATTGATTCAACGGTGCGCGTAATTTCATCGGCATCACCGCCGCCGCCGCCAACCAGCACTGGGCCACTTCCACCTGACCGCGATGATGCGCCTCCAGATTTTGACGACGATGCACGATCGAACACGCTTGCAACATAGTCCTTGGCGCTGTTCTCGTTGGCGACGTCGCTGGCCGCCTTCTTCATCAGGTCAAGCATCGACGAGCCTGCGCCTTCAAGCGGATTATCGAATCCGAAATCCACTTTTCCAATTGAGAAATCGTGCCCGGCCTTTTTTCTCTTTACAAGCTTTCCT